AATCAAATCACCAGTTTCCAATATCTGCCTAATAGCGTGATTACATTAAAGTGTATGCATAATAAAATCAATAGTTTCGAATATCTGCCTAATAGTAACTAAATTAAATTGTATTAATAATCAATTCGTCAGTTTTAAACATCTGCCTAATAGTGTAACTAAATTAGATTATCGTAATAATCAAATTACCAGTTTTCAATATCTACCTAATAATATGATTAACTTAAATTGTTGTTTTAATCAAATTAACTCATTGGATTATTTAATTAAATCAGAATATATTATATCTGATATACTAATTGATGAAAATAAAATTAATAAAAATAGATTTAATCATGGGTTGATCATTATATTTAAAATGTATACTCATAAACATGTAACAAAAATTCAAAGAAGATGGCAAAAATATTGGTACGATGAACTAATACCCGTTGATGATGTTATGATGAACCGATTTGGGTTATATTCGTGGAAACTTATGACTTAACTTCATTTAATAATCAATTAAGAAATATCAACTCAGTGTTAATCATCATAAAACTGATATTTTTATTTTTGTTTGGTTTAATATAAATGTATTTTACATTAAAACAACAAATTAGTTTATTTGATCAAGTTGATTGGGATCAAGTTCGAGAAGTGTTGGGTGGTGAGGTGACTGAATTATATTGTCAAAATAATAAAATCACAAGTTTTCAATATCTTCCAAATAGTGTGACTAAATTATATTGTGGATATAATCAAATTACCAGTTTTCAATATCTTCCCAATAGTGTGACAAACTTATATTGTTATAATAATCAAATTACTAGTTTCCAATATCTGTCTAATAGTGTGATACAATTATATTGTGGTGATAATAAAATTACCAGTTTTCAATATATGATTAATAGTGTGACTACATTAAATTGTGATAATAATCAAATTACCAGTTTCCAATATCTGTCTAATAGTGTGATTGAATTATATTGTATGTCTAATCAAATTATAAGTTTCAACTATCTTCCAAATAGTGTGACTAAATTATATTGTAGTTCTAATCAAATAACCAGTTTTAAATATTTGCCTAATAGTATAAAAATTTTAAATTGTTGGAATAATCCACTTAAATCATCCAATGGTTTAATTTTATTAGGAAATATTGATGGGTATATACAAATTGATAAAAACGAAATTCATAAAAATAGATTTAATCACGGATTGTCTATTATATCTAAAATATATACACATAATTGTGCATCTAAACTTCAAAAAAGTTGGCAAAAATATTGGTATAATGAATTAATTCAAGTTGAAAATACTGTGATGAATCGATTCGGATTATCATCTTGGAATTTTATGAATCAAGTTTAGTGTACTCAATGATATTAAAAACACTGGTTTCCAATATCTATCTAATAGTGTAAAGAATTATCCACATTTGTCAACATAATATCATTGAAGATTATTTATAATATTTAGCCATCTCTGGTATCTGAATATCGGTTAATGATTCAGCTGTATTATCATCAATACATCCCCTGAGTTTATTAATTGTTTCATAATCTCCATATATTAAACTTGCTAAATATATTTGTATATTATTCACTGAAAAACTAGGTACGTATTTTTGAATTGTTGATACCATCTGATAACTTGATCTGTATTGTGAGTTATACTTATTATAAATATCATTTATTAAATTAATAATTATATTATCAATTTGATATATTTGAAGTAATCTATTTACAAATTGATAATCATTATACATTGTTGCTTTTTCAAATGTTACTTCGAAACATTGTATGTCTTTCTGACATAACATAATTATAAATTCCTTATGAAACATATATACATCAATCATTGATAATGTTATATAACTGATATAAAAATTGTATTTTATAATCGATGATATATTATTTATAATTATATCATACTTAAAATGATCAATTAATCCAGATAAATTGTATATAGAATCAGGAATATATATTCCTTTACTTCCTTCAATATATTCCTTATGTTGAGGTTTTTTCCATATTTCATTCATATCAAACTTTTCTATAATATCATTATTTTTCTTAATAAATTTAAAATAGTATATTATATTATACTTATCTATATATGGATCATTTGTTGATAACATCTTTTGAATATTATTAATTAAAAAATTATCATCTATCTGGTTGAGTGCCCGATATACTGTGTTTCGACTCCCTATCAATCTATCAATCCCATCAAATAATCCAGTTGTGTTTATATAATTATTTAAGTCCGGTTCAATTAATGATTGTTTGTTTTTATATAATTTATATATGTATTGTATTATTAGGGGATAGTTCTTAAATTCATTATCAGCTCCTTTAATATTACCTCTTTGGTTCCAATATTCTATGTCATAATATCCAAATAACCATTTTATTTTTGTGTCCCCCTTTTTCCCCGCTTTATCATATATATCCATCAAATTTGGTATTGTCATAGTGTTTAATATCGGATATTTATGTCCAGATTTTAATATTTTTTCCATATATCCCATTTTAATTATTTTCTTATCTTTATATTTATCTTTCAATTATTTCCTTTTAAAATATATGCTTACTCACTATCATTTGAATATTTATACCAAATATAATCAACAATTCGATGATCTTTATAGTAATGTGTTTTGATTAAATTACCGTCATTGTAAAAATTAATTCTATGTAATTGAGTATGACTATATATTTTTTCTTCCCCATGTTTTTTTCCTTTATAATAATTAACTCTTACCATTAAATTCTGCGTTTTATTATAAATTCGTACAATAGTACTTGACATTTTTTTTTAAAAAAAAAAATGAATAGTAATATTCATTTTTTTAAAAATCATAGAATTAAATTATACCCCAATTGACACCAACCAGTGAGGTAACAATAAATTAATTTATTATAGTATTATACACTAAATATTTTTTTTTATAAAAAAAAATATTTTTTTTATAAAAAATGGATAAATTTGATATGTATTTTTACCAGAAGGAACTATTACCTAAACAAAAATTAGAAGATTACATGAAAATAATACACTCACCTAGTATATACAAAAATGCTTTAATGACACTCACTTACATAGATTCATATAAATCTAAATATATTTATCCAAAATTATTGTTTTACCATTTTCCAAATATTAAACATATATCTGAAAATATTCATATTAAAATACTTAATACTAGTGATGTTAAGTATATACCAACTACCCTCATTAACGCAGTTTTTTACACACAGATTGAATATATTACACATATTGTTTTTCATTTGAAGAACAATATATCTACATCCAAATATGTATTTATACACAAAACATTACTTTTTGATTTAGTATTTATTATTCAAAATCATAAAATTATAGTAGGTAATATAAATTATATTGATAATTTCAATAATTCAGAATATACCATTATTGACGAAATTATTCAGATGTTTAAAATTTTAATTTTTTTAGATATCAAAATTATCAGTTATAACTTTCCTCAATTTATGTCAAATCACTTAGAAAAAGAAATACCTAAATATGTTATTTCTACTTATAATCATTATATAGTAACCATAAAATGTTTAAATGACCTAAATGAAATTCTTAAACCACTTAATATTCACCTCAACAGTCAATTAATTGATTTAAAAATTATAGATCAAATTAATGATATGGATGATTACAAACTTTTTGATAAATTTATATTAACTATTAAAAGACATAATTTTGATCTAATTATTGAACCATTTGATGATTATACTATAGAATTTTAAATGGCTTTCAGATACCAAATTTTTTTTAAAAAAAAACTTTGACATGAATAAAATGGAACCGAATGAATATTGGGAAAAGTATTCGACAAAAACAAATCCACGGTTAAAAGTATATAGTGGGATAATTAATACAAAAGATAAATTTTTAAAATTTGTTAACAATTTATATATGAACATAAATCCAGTGGATGATTTAGTTGATTCCCAAAACATTAAAGAAATTAATGGGATGTTTGCAATCACATTATCAGGAATCCAATCAATGTTGAAATGTAATTTTAAATTAGAACAAGATGATGATACTTATTATTCAGAATTAAATAATAATGAATATTATTATCGATTTACAAATTCTAAAGAATATGATATTGCGATAATAATTAAACATATGGATATTCAAAAGAAATATGGTATTAATATTTTATCGAAATATGGATTTTATATTAACATAAATGGAACAGTAATTAATAGTTACTATTTTAGTGTATTTGATCATAAATTATCAACTAAATTAAAATTAGATAATTCAAGAATTACTGAAAAAATATTAAATGAATATTTTCCAGAAACGGAAGATTAAAAAGTAAAATATATTTTATTTTAATATTTTTAAAAATATTAAAATAAAATGTATCCACAATTAAATTTCGATACTGTGACGAAAGGATGTCAATTATATTTATGTAAATATTACGGATTTAGTCAAACTGAAATTAATCAATTATTTGGAATATAATACACACACATATTAAAAAAAAATTTTTTTTTAATTTACATGAATAAAATGGATCCGACTGAATTTTGGGAAAATCATTCAAATGACTCAATTAACAAAAGTTTAAAAATTTATAGTGGGATAATTAATACACGAGAAAAATTTTTAAATTTTGTTAAAAATTTAAATATGAACATACTTTTTGCAGATGATTTCATTGATGGAGGACAAATTAAAGAATTTAATGGTATTTTTGGAACCACAATTTTAGGAATCCAATCAATGTTAGAATGTAATTTTAAATTAGGTCAAGATGATACTACTTATTCTTCAGAATTAAATAATAATGAGTATTATTATAGATTTACAAATAGTAATGACTATAAAATTACAATAATAATTAAATATACAGATGGAATGAAAAAATATGGTATTAAAATTTTATCTGGTTATGGATTTTATATTAAAATAAATGGAAAAGTAATTAATAGTTTATATTTTTCCCAATTTGATGATAAATTATCAAAAGAATTAAAATTGGATAATCAAAGAATAACTGATCAAATAAATGAAAAATATTATCCCAACAATTAATTTATTTACTAAAAATTAAAAAAAAAAAGAAAGATTTGAGTAAACAAATGAGAAAATTAGTAATTGAAAAAATAAAATGTTTAATGGAAGGGGAAAATATACCTGGTCATAATATAGCACATTTTATCAACGTAGCGGATCACGCTGTGAGAGCATGTGAACATGAAGAAATATCAGACGAGATCAAGAAAGGGATTGAAATAGCGGCATTATTGCATGATGTTGATGATCACAAATTTTTTCCAGACAATCATAATTATGAGAATGCAACAAAAATTTTAAATGAGTTGAATGTGAATCAGACAGAATTAATAATTGAGATGATTAAATTGGTATCATGTTCTAAAAACGGAGGAACTCACGCAAAATATAATTGGATGGTAATTCCGAGAGATTGTGATAGATTAGAAGCAATTGGAAAAATTGGAATAGATAGATGTAGAGAATATACAATATATAAAAATATGCCATTTCATACGGCAATAACTCCTAGAATATATACCAGGGATGATGTATATAAAATTGCAACAGTTGACCGATTTATTAATTACACAAATGGTAATCCAAGTAGTAGTATGATTGATCATTATTATGATAAACTTCTTCATATTGGTAAACCAGAATATTTGACATCAGGAAATAAATATATATTACAACAAGCTGAAATAATGAATAATGTTATAATTGATTACATTTTAGAGTATTGGAATCATAACTCAACTTAATTAAGATTTACATTTAGTTATCAAATACTTTGAATATATTTCATTATATGAATCACCAAGATTATAAAAAAAATTAAGATAGACAAAATGGATCATTTTTGTAAAAATTGTTTATTCAATCCATTGAATAAATAATAGTATGATTGTTCCACATATTTTTAAAATCAGATACCAACTTGATTTTTTGTGAACAATTAATTAATTAATATTATCCAAATTAAGATTCAATCGAAAAAACTAATGGACCATAATTATCCCAAATGACATAATCTTAGTTTAAAAAAGTAAATAAGTTTGTGAACAATATCCAAATTAAGATTCAATCGAAAAAACTAATGGACCAAATTTACCATCACTGGGGTAGATACTACTATCATAATTATCCCAAATGACATAATCTTGTTTTAAAAAAGTGAATAAGTATGTGAAAAATTCACCATTTTTGTGTTTTGTAATTGTTAAACTGATTATATCATTTCCCCGTTGATTAAAATGATTTCTAATTTCACACACTGATGTTCGAGGATGTGCTTCAATAAATTCTCTCAATTGATTAAATGATGGATATTTATATAAAAAATATTTCATTTTTTTATATAAATATCCAGTTAATATTCACAATAATCATCTTTTATATTAAAATAATAAATTTTTTCGTCATCTAATATTTTGGTGTTTACAGTATTCATATATTTTGTTAGAATTATAAATTTATCATTTTCATTATATTTTGTTAATCTTTTTTTCATTTTTATTTGTTTTAACAATATATATTTATTTTCATCATTTACTTCGTTCGGACATATTCCATATATAGTACCATTATAAGTATAAGCATTAACAGTATACGTTTTAATTTGTATAGTATTACTGTGATAATAACTATCATAAATTATCTCATTTATAAATGATTGAATAATATTTACATCAGGATAGGTTAGCTTAATTTTATCACATTTTATTACCCAACTGTCAGTAATACTCTTTAATAATCCAGTAGCCATACCCAATTTATAAGCTTCAGCCAAATCATTAAATCCACGAAAAAATCGTTTATTGTTGTCAAAAAGCGTATTACTCAATTGTCTGTACGATTTACTTATCTCATTACATTCCTTTTGATTAATCATATACTCAGCTTTATTAACATTTATAATTATATCCCAATTACCGGTCTCATAAAATTTATATAAAAATGGTTCATGCTTAATGCCCATAATTGATATTAATTTCATTGATTCTTCATCCAATTTATAATTCCCTTTAGTGTTTAATATATAATATATTTTTTTAATTTTATCCATATTAATATTATCTATCAGTGTAGCGTCACACCCATTCAATTCATAACATTTGTCCAATTCATTTTTGTATATATACAAAAATGTTTTTTTTTTAATATTATTTTTAATATTAAAAATATGAATGAAATTGATAATAGTAATGATATTTTGATATGTGATGATACTATAAGGATGATAGGATATATGTTTGGGGGTGTATTAGGTTGTATTTCTACCACGGGTTTCATAAATGAACCTGAACCAAATAGTACTTTTTTAGAATATAATATATTAAAGTATGTTCCAAATAATTTTTGTCCAATAATACCAGTGGTTGTTGTATTATCATTTACATATTTTATGTCATACAATTCTAAAGTATAATTAGTAATAGTTTGAACAAATATCCTTAAAATAAGTTTATATCAATCAAATAATTAAAACATTAAGTATTTTAAATCTATTTATTTCATCATTATATAAAATTGATAATTAAAAAACAAGATATAAAAATAAAAATGGATAATAAGCATATGAAATTACAAGATGAGAATGAATTAAAAAATGTTGATTTGATTGGTCCTCCAAATAATAAATTTAAACATTGGAAAATTGTTGTATGTATTGGGGGAATATTAATCTTAACATTCATCGGAATATTATTCACAATTATTGTTATATCAGTATTTCATTAATTATACGATCAAATAATTTGATTTTTGAAAATTATTATAAATAATATATATATTATTTATATAGAAATAGGTGTTTGATATTTTCCACAATATAATTAAACACGATAAATTTTGATGTATACAAATTAATCAAGAATATAATCAAGAATATGTTGATATACAATATTATTTTTTATTTGATTAATCATCATTTGTCTATGTAAATTATTCAGACCAATATCAAAAAAATGATTCAATATATTTTTTCTAGTATTTCCTAATATAATGTTTTGGGGTATTAGTTCATTCTGATACACAATTTTATCAAACATTGATTTTTCTCCTAATATAGATATATTTAATTTTTTATAATCAGTTAATCTAAAATTTCCCGAATCATTTATTATATCATCTGATCCGTCATTTATCCATTCTATTATTAATACTATATCATATAAACATCTGGTTTTATTGATATTACCATAAAACCAGAATCTTAATATATTACTAGTAATATATTTAGAATTTAATAATCCTTCTACATCACTGTTTATTTGTAAATAATTTATACATTCTAAAAATAATTCAGGATATTTATATTTATCTGCACAATATCCTATATATACTATATCATTTATTGTTCCAATATTATCTTTAATCTGTCTTCCTAAATTCCAATCCAATATATCTTTATAATACTCTCTAAATTCTAATTCTTTCAGTTGATTCATTAATTGATCTAATATCTTCACCTCTAAATCAATCGGTTTATAAAACATCTCAATCACTCTCCTCAATATCTCTGTATCTTGTAATTTTAAATCGTCCATATTTTTTTCAAAATACTCTGACGAATTTATCATTATAATATTATTAATCAATATATCACCCACCCTATTCGTTTGATACTTTGAATTTAGAAATAATTCATACTTTTGTTCATAATTAAATTTTAATAACATTTTATATTTACATTTTTACTTTTTTATAATCATTTTTGGTTACTTATTTATGTTTACTTATGGCAATTTCTTCATCATACAATTTCCACTTGTGACAAAAAGATGAATATAAAATCAACGATTCAACTAAAATTATAAATAATGATAACATATTATATTTATATGAACAAAACAATAATACATAATAATACCCATAATAATATAAATAAAACATAAAACTATATCATTTAATGTTTCCGAAAATATAAAAAAAATTAAAAAAACAAATAGTACACTATTGATAATAAGCCAACTAAATTCAAACACTGCATTTTTAATCACATAATCATCAACGAAATCACAGTATAACATATTAATATAATTACATAATGTGAATATTATGTAAAATATCAATATACGCCAAATAATTAATTTATTAAATTCATTGACTAAAATATTTAATTTTAAAAAATGATTAGTATTTTTTGTTGATGAAAAATATTTAAAATGTTTATAAATTTAACTACTGAGTCAGTGTATACACATCCTAAATTAAATTTTTTCAAAGATCAGACATATAAGCCTGTTGATGTATGGATTGAAAAATTCGAATCTTCAATTGGGCAGGTGAATGATATTGAAATTTGTAATAGTAACTTTAGTGAATTACTTGATGAATCAGTAGAATCATTAGTTGGAAAAAATACCGAAACAGTGTATGATCCAACAATTCGAAATTCATCTGAAATTTTAGCAGATAAAGTTAAATTGAGTAAAGAGTTTATCAAATTAATAGATGATATGTTAGCAAGTAGAAAATTGACAGGAAAATTGTATAAACTAATATTATATGATACAGATGAATATT